ATATTAGATAAAAAATAAACACCCGGTGCTCTAGGAATAGTAATCCAGCTCATCATAAATTCCGTTGTTAATCATAGGAATAAAAGGCGATATAAAATTTACACAGACAGAGAGAAGAGTCCTTACGGACTCTTCTCTCTTAGTCGATAAGCTTATGAAGCTTAAAGATTACACCTGATGGAAAGCAAGGGGAACCTTGTTCAGGGTTTCGGGGATGTTGCTGACCTCGATGACCGTGAGGATCGGGCAGTGAACGCAGAACATCAGTCGTGGTTGGACGACCGTCTCCTTGGAGATGGTGTTACCACGACTGATGTTAGCGGTCAGAACCAGTTCAGGTGCCCACACCAGGTTGCCGAAGTTCAGGGGATTCGGAGCCACGTTACGGTTATCATCAAAGACACCGAAGCCGATGAAGATCTTACCCTTGACACGAACATCCAGAGTCGATACGATACGGACATCGAACTCACTACCCAGCGTACGCAGATCACCAGTTACAGTCAGATAACGAGCGATCACCGGATCAGTACCAACGATCACAGTCGGAGTCGGGGAAATACCACCAGCCAGTGCATCAGCAGCAGCCTTAAATTCCGAATCCCGGTACATACGGTAAGCGTAGTCACGGATCTTGTTCACCAGAACCGCTTGGATGTCTTCAGCACGCTCATGCGACTTGATGGAGTCGATAGAAGCGTTCACATCCAGAGCTTCATGGAAGAAGGTCGGGCGAACGAAGAAGCGACCCACACCCAGGACATCAGGACCCACACCAGTTACGTCACGGCTGTCCACGTATTCACGCAGAATTTCAGCAGTGTTCAGCAGGGTAGCCACAGCTTCGTTAGAAGTGCGGATACGGGTGGTGGTGATCAGTGCTTGAACATCCGACGCATCCGTTTGACCATCGGTGTTGATGGGGTGAATGGTGGTGATCGGAGCACGCAGCGGCACGTTGTACAGTTGAGTGTACTTGGTGACGTCGATCAGCTGACCACGCTGACGACGGTTCATGTTGGTACGGTAAGCAAACAGATCGTAGCCGATCAGTTCACCGGCAGCCACTGCGTCAACAATTGCTTTAGCCGGAGCAACAGTCAGGTCCAGTTCATCGCCAACCGCATTGCGGATAGAATAAACAGCAGGACGACCAGCGATCAGGTTGGTTTCACCAGTTTCAATGTTGATCGAGCCCGAGACTTGCAGTTCCAGACGAACGATCAGATCACCCGTCACGATACCGGCCAGATCCACCAGAGCAGAACCATCCAGATTCTTGGTGTCCTTGTTCAGGAGAACACTGGTGGTCGTGAAGTTCAGGTTCTGAACGCGATAGTTATTCTGCGTTGCGTAGGTGAAGTTAGCAAGCGGAAGTTCCTTGGTCTTAAACCGCAGAACATCATCACCAATCTTCGCATAAACATCGCGCAGCTGCACAGACGGATCGATACTATCCGTTTGATCCATCACGCCGGCGGCAAGCAGGGTATCAGTTTGGCTCAGGCCAAGCAGATCCACTTTCTTACCAAAAGCGATAGGAGCGGTGTTGATGGTTTCACCTTCCAGTACAATCGGAGCAGCAGGGATGATTGCGCTGTCGACAAACTTGTCGACAGATTGAGCACGCACCACGGGAACGATACGGGTCTGTTCCTTACGCAGAACAGTAGGATCGGTCACAGCGCGAATGATGTTCTTCTTCTTGAAGTCTTCAAAAGAACCGGTGATCTTACGCTCGACGCCATCGTAAACCATCATCAGGTTCACGGAAACACCAAAACCTACTTGATCCGGCGTGATGACCAGCGTCGGGAAGAAGGTTTCACCAAATTCATCTTGACGAGCAGAGAAGACGTTATAGGCGATGGAGTAGATGGTGGCGTTACGGTTCTCACGCTCATCATAAGCTTCCAGGCCAAAAGCACGCTGGCTCATGGCATCGGCCAGACCAGTCGGTTGAACCACAGCCATGTTCTCGGTGCCGATAACAGGCATGTCAACCTTGTGGGACATGGCGCTACGGAAATCACCTGCCAGCATGCCGGCGATAGAACCTGCTTCGATCTGAGCAACGGTGATCTTGTCTTTACCCGCAGTGTTCGGGAACAGTTGATCGTAGATAGACTCTACCGAAGTGGTGAGTTCGGTGTAAGCAGTGTCAAGCTGGTGGCGTTGTTGGTCTTGAAGACCTTCGAGTGCCAGGGTCGCCTGAGTCACTTCACGGGTCAGAAGACCACTGTGAATAACTTCAGACAGTTGATTGACCATACGACCCAGTTGAGTCGGAGCTTGACGCTTTGCTTTGTTGGTAAGACGATTTTGAATCATGGTCCTGAGTTCCTTATCAGAAAAAAAGAGGTACTATAGCCTTACTTGTTTTGGAGTTGCTTCAAATAAAAACTGAAGATATTAACTTGCGACACTTCATGTAAAGCTCGAGAAGCATAGAAGAATTTCAAATAATCCTTTACGAAACCAAACTGAGATTTCTCATCTGACATTTGTTTAATAAATCCCTCTTTGATCACCAAAAAGAGACCGTTGTCCACACGGACAAACTCATATAAGCAATCGCTCATAAGATTAGATTGACTAAGCTTAGAGATCGCGCTATTGGCTATTTCCTCAGAACCTGATAAGGTCAGTACTGAGTTCCTTAACTCGGCAGTTTCAGCCGTAGTCATACTATCAAAATAAGTTTCAAGGATAGAAGTACTCAAAGAATATTGTTTCTGGAAACTGAAAATATCATTTAAATAAAACCATTCAGCCAAATCATCAATAGTTAATACTTGTCGAAGCTTGCTATAGGATCTAAGATCATTGAAGGTCAGCTTATGTCGAATAACTTGGCGAAGAATCCAATGTGGAATAATATAAAGATTAGACTTATTAATATTCTCTTTAAAGACAATACCGTAACCACTACCAACATCATTTAAAATTGGTTGATTACCTTTGTCGTTGTTTGTGGAGTACCGCATGATGTTCATAATAAAAGACCTTTTCACATGTGGAATTTAAAAAGTCACTGAGCTAATAATATAGCTCCTAAACCCAATAACCTATTCATTTAATTACAGTCATCATGGACAGTAAACTACTACTTGTAAAATCCATTACATTGCTGTATCGAGAAAGTCAACTTCCTGATCGCGCTGTCAGCAGTGTGGATTTAATCCGCACTGTTTTAGAAAGCATTAAGACAAATACGATCGGCATAGGACTGAATACTGATCGTGAGATCATTCAGTCCTTGAAACAAACTGTTCTTGAGATGTGCAATCAACCACATGATCAAGGCTACGATAAACTGATCCTGCTTCAGAACATTCGTGTTAATAGCGGATTAGATGATCGTCTTTATGAATCGATTCGTCAAGGAATCGAAGATGAGCTTTCAGAAGGTGCTTTAAAAAGATCTATTATCAGTCTTAGAAAATCTATTGAAAATCATTTTAGAGAAGATAAGATCTCTGAAATTTTAAATACTGCAAGTCAAGCTTTTAAATTCAATCGTGACAAGATCAAAGATGTTAGTGAGTTTATTAGTCAGCTGATGGTTCAACTAGAACCTTTGCAATTGACTAGTACATCTAAAGATCCAGCAGTAATGGACGATATTGATATTGGTGATGTCAGTTCTTTGAATAGCATGTTTGATAAGATCAAACAGATTGACAACGGAAGCAAGTTATATCGTACTGGTTGGCAATGGCTTAACCGAATGACTCAAGGTGGATTTAGACCTGGTGAAACAGTTGTTGTCGGTGCTCTACAACATAAATATAAAACTGGTTTTACACTTTCTATTTTTGCTCAGATTGCATTATTCAATCAACCTAAAACGGAAGATAAAACTAAAAAACCACTTCTTCTTCGTATCTCTTTTGAAGATGAGTTGGTTAATAATCTTAAGTTTGTTTATCAATACCTTAAGTATAATGAAACGTATCAATATGTTGATATCGCCGATACTACTATTGGTGAAATGTCTGAATATGTCAAAAAGAACCTAAGTGTTAATGGTTTCCATGTGAAGATGATGCGAGTTGATCCTTCGCAATGGACTTATCGCTCTATCTGTAATAAGATCATTGAGCTGGAAGCTCAGGGTTATAGTGTAGAAGTATTGATGTTGGATTATCTTTCTAAAGTTAATAGAGCAGGTTGTAACGCGGGTGTTATTGGTAGTGAGATGGGAGATCTGTTGAACCGCATGCGGAACTTTTGTTCGTCTTAAATATACATATCACAAATTAGTGAAAAACCAAAACCCTTTAAAAAGGTTGAGATTGTTTGTGAAAATGACCCTAGTTTAAAACAAACTGCAAATTCGATCAAACATGCGTCCAGTTTGACTAGATGTCAATTTAAAACAGTGGTTAAGTATCTAAATTCTGGTAAAGCTTTAAAAGGATATGTATTCAGGACCGTAGATTAGTAATAATCTATAGAAATTCTTTGAATTGCTGGAAACCCCTAAAGCTGTCTCACCACTGCGAGTCGAAAGACGAAGCCATGGTCTGAAAACGAGACGGATGATCCGTAAGGTGAAATGGGCAATCAGCAGCTAAGCTCCTACAGCGAAAGCCATGGAGAAAGTTCAACGACTAACGGGTAACGCCGTGTAGAGATCAAGCGATCTCGAAGTGGAGAACATCCGACCTCTTTGGAGAGGATGAAGATATAGTCTGGTCTTATGTGAAAGCATAAGCGGGTGTCTTAGCACACCGGGTCAGCGTAGCGAACTGATTGGACATAACGAGAGGGACACTTCTACTAACTCCTCATCAACTTTCTACCGAAGCCAAGAATCTTATTCGTGGTACTTTGCCTGAAGAAGTTTTTGTAAAAGAAATTGCAGAAAAAGGTTACTGGGAAGAAAATAAGGGTCTCGACCGTATTTTCGATTTAGGTCTACTTATTCATCTGTTTAAGTATAACAAGGAAACCTACTTTGCAATTGCCAGAGATAAACATCGAATCCCTACCATCATTGACGATGATGATAAATTTGCGATGATGAAATTCCCGCACAAGATGCCTATTCCTCACGACATTAATGGAGATGATATTTCCTTTAAGAAGATTGGTAAAGCAGTAAGCAATGCTAACGATGATCTGTTCAAGATGGGTTAATTGAGTTTAACGAATAACTGAAAAAAAAAATACAAAGCATACTCCGAGAGCTTCTAGGCTCTCGGAGTATGCTTTTGCTTGTTCAGATTCTATCTGTTTAGCTGTGATGAACTCTTGACAAAGTCATTTATGATTTTATAAAAAGCGTTTTCATCCTTGGAAGGTTCCCAGATGTTTTTAAAATCTTCAACAGGAATACCGTCGTAAAACTTCCCTTCCAATTCTATACTCAGACCTATAGGTTCAAAAATAGGAAGTTTTTCTGACGATTGCTTTGATTTTTTAACTCCATCAATGATGTCAGACATTGTGGGTTTATCAATAGACATCATCGCATTCCCAAAGCAATTTCCAACAGACCTTGGTCTTTCATACCGCGAGCAACGATACCGATACTCACGGATTCACCATAGGAGAACGGCTTACCCTCTAC